GGTGCTGGCTTAAAGCGCAGGTGAAAATTACCTGGCGGAATGAAATTCGCAATATTTCCGGTCTTAAGCCGGCGGCTTACAACCCCCGCAAGCACGACAAGAAGCAGTTTGCGGAGCTTTCCAAGTCCATCGAGAAGTTTGACTTGGCCGATCCCATAATCATCAACGCCGACAATACCGTCATAGGCGGCCATCTGAGAATTCGCGCGCTCACGGCACAAGGTACCAGGACGATCGAAGTCAGGGTTCCGGACCGCCAGCTTACCGATCAGGAGGAAAAAGAGCTCAACATACGGTTAAACAAAAATCAGGGCGAATTTGACCTTGAACTATTGGCAAACTTCGACGATTCCTTTCTCAAAGACATCGGATTTGACTCTGCGGAATTAGATACGATTTTGACATATAGACCAGAGACCGGTATGACGGATGACGATGATATCCCGGAGACTGCGGAGTCCGTGTGCAAGACCGGTGATCTTTGGCAGCTTGGCGACCATCGTTTGCTTTGTGGGAATTCGATGAAGAAAGAAGATGTGGACAAACTGATGGACGGAAAGCTGGCAAACCTGGTTTCAACCGACCCGCCTTTCGGGGTCAACTATACCGGCGATGATAGGCCGCAGGGAGGAAAAGACTGGAAGAATCTATTCCATGATGTCGGCATACAAGACTACGAAAGGTTTCTGCGCGAGTTCTTAGCGTGCGCGACCGCCAACGCAAATCCCAACGCCGCATGGTACATTTGGCACGCGGAAAAAACGCGGCACATTCTTTATAAAGCCTTGGAGGATAGCGGGATCTTGGTCCATCAAACGATTATCTGGAAAAAGCCGAGATGGATTCCGACACACACTGTCTACAACAGGCAGTACGAACCCTGCCTTTTCGGCTGGAAAAAGGGGTTTAAGCCGGTCACTTATGTCGAGCATAAATATCTTTCTGATGTGTGGGATGTTTTCTATGACGATGGGAAAAAAGCGTCTGTCGGCAAAGATCACCCGACTCAAAAACCAGTAGAGCTCTTTGAAATACCGATCATGGCTCACACGCAAAGAGAAGATGTCTGCCTGGAACCGTTTGCCGGCAGTGGTACCCAATTTATTGCCGCTGAGAAAACAAGCAGGATTTGCTACGGTACGGAAATCGAACCGCACTTTTGCGATGTAATTATCAAAAGATGGGAAACCTTTACTGGAAAGAAGGCTATGAAAATCGCGTGAAAATTGAAGCGCATCCCGACATAACTTTCATAATCAAAGGAGTTGCCTGCAAGGTTTTCGTATCACACGAATTTGCGTGTATACTCAATTCCAACGATCTCATAACACTTATGAAAATCTGCAAATATCTGTCAAAAATGGAAGATGAAAATAAGGAGGCCGCCAATGGCTAATTTCTGGAATGTCGGGCGAATTCATTACATGCGCGCATTAAACAAAAAAAGGTCACGCAAACAGCGCATGAGATTTGCAGCAATGATCGCCAGAAAACGCGCCGAGGAATGCGCACGTGCTTTGGGGGAAAAAAAGACTTGACAAATAGCCGCGTATTGTAGTATATGTGATTCTAGCGGATAAAACCGAAGGTCTGGCGGCGAGATGCAGCTGTATGAACCAGCCGCAAAAGGCGGGCGGAAACTCAAACACAAACAACCGCTCCTTCAAAAGCATCGTCATATCGGGAGTAACAATCAAAAAAAGCTCCCAAAGAGGAAATAATGAGAGGAAGACTCCTTATCCTTCGGGGAAGTTTATTCCTCTCATCGTTTCCTTCGAAAAATTCGAAAAATTCGCGAAATTTGAAAAAGCTTATTTAAAAGCTTTTTCTCAAATAAACAATAACAACAAAAACTCCACTGCTGCCTTTGACGGAATGCTTCCTCTAAACAACAACAAAAACAAAAATACCACCAAAGTATGTCAAACTATCTTGCCCCCCTTACATGCTGCCTTTGACGGAATGCTTCCTCTAAACAAATTAGAGAATATGCCGCTCCCCTGTGTTGTGCTAGGGTGGGGGTAATGGCTTTTTTTGTTTTTGTTGTTGTTGTAGTGTTGATGTTACTCTATGATGATAACTGTAGTGAATGCTAACCCATGAACAACGGAAAATATAAACCAGAACTCGTCGAAACGGTTTTGAAAAATATCACGGAGGGATACAGCGCCAAGCGCGCCTGCACACTGTCCTGCATATCAGAGGACACGTTCTATGAGTGGAAAAAGATACACCCCGAATTTGCGGAGTCCGTGAAAAAAGCCCAAGCGCAGTTCATCAGGATCAGGATGGGGATCATCAGCAAGGCCGGTCTGACAAGCTGGCAAGCTTGTGCTTGGCAGCTGGAGCGGCTGTTGCCAGACGAGTTCGGTCTGCGCACGCACCAGCAGATCAGTGGCTACCTCGAACGTGGCGAGACGGATGCTGAGCAGAAGGAACGCAAGGTCAGGATCACGCGGAGGCTCAACGAGATTTTAGAGGAAAAGATGGCATCGCTGACCGGGACCAAGGACAACCAAAATGGCGCGCGGCCGGCTGGCGAGCCCGATGAGAGTTCGGACATTTTGCTGGGACCGTAAATCCATGAACGGGATCACGCAGGCCGAGTTGGACGATAAGTTCAAAGAACCGGAATGGGCTGAACAGGACGCGCAGCTTGCCAGGACAGACCTCAAATTTCTTTGCCGCGATCTCTTGAGCATGGGCGACTGGGACGAGTGCCACGATAAGCTTTCTGAGTGGCGCTGGCAAAACCGTGATCGGCGTTTCAAGCTCTACATGATGCCGCGCGGGTTCCTAAAAACCTCGATCCTCACGGTCGGCGGAACTATCCAGGACATTCTCAACGATTTCGACACGACGGTCTTGCTAAGTTCTGCCGGGTCAGAGAATGCGGCCAGCTTCCTACACCTGATAAAAGAGTATCTAACCACCAAGTCCACGCTGCCACTTCTGTTCGGAGAGTTCGCCGATTACAACGGCAAGTGGACGACCTCGGAAGTCATAATTCGCCAACGCCAGAAGCCGAATAAAACGCCAACCATCGACACCGCAGGAATAAACAAGATACTGACATCGCAGCATTACCGCATAATCCGCGCCGACGACCTCGTGACGCGCGAGACCACCACCACAGGTGAGCAAATTCAGAAAGTCGTGAACCATATTAAGGATCTGCTGAAGCTGCTTGATCCTGACGGATTCATGGAGGTCGTCGGAGCGCGGTGGGACGACCGGGACGCATACTGGTGGATTCTCGATGAACTTACCAAGCATGATCTAGGCAACGAGGCATTTGCCGTCTACCGCACCGGCCCAGTAGACGAGAAGACCGGGCAGCCAATATTCCCTAAAAAATTTTCCCTGCAAGTGCTTGCTAATCTGAAAAGGAAGATTGGTTCCTACGAGTACAGTTGCAATTATGAGAATGACCCGACATCGCCGACAAACAGAATCTTTCAGCTGCCGATGCGGTACTGGGACTCGATACCGGAGGATGTGGCGCACGTCATAACAGTCGATCCGGCAATATCAAAGAGGGAGGAAAGCTCGGATGCCGTCGTCGTCGATACCGCCGAGTCGCGCGGCGGACAGATGTTCGTCGTGGAGTACCATGCGTTCAAGGGCGTGGATAAGCACCCCGGACGCATCATCGACAAAGTCGTGGAATATTTCCTGCGCTTTGGCGCTAACGTCTGCGGCGTGGAGGCCGTAAACTACCAGGAGGTGCTTAAGATTCTGCTCGACGACGAGTTAAAAAAGCGCGGTCTGAATATGGAGGTTTTAGCTATAGACCAGACCGAGGACAAAGCACGGCGAATTATTTGCCTGCAAGCTCCCTGGGAGCGCGGCGATCTGCTTATCAAGCGCGGCATGGCGGAGCTTGAGGAGCAGATAGAAAAGTTTCGCAAGCCCATCGTCGCTAAGTGCGACATACTCGATGCGATCGCCATGCGCAAGCAAGTTCCGTCGGAACTCGTCGTATTCAAAAAAAATGAGCCAAAATATTGGGTTCACGAGCGGTATAGGCGCGACCAGAGACAGTCAAACCCATACGAGGGCAGGGCGTTGCCGGAAAGGGACTGGTACAACCTGCAAGCAAGAAGAGGATTCACAAGGAGATGAGCGGCCAAAAGCAAAGAGGGCCTAACAAAGATGAGTTCATGGGAAATGACAAAAGCTGTTCTGCTTCTTAGCGACTGCCGGCCTGGTCCTTCTTGGGGCCTGCGTCTACGTAATTTATATTTATTTCACGTCAATGAAAAAGCGATTAGAGCCTGCACTGCCGCGCCGCGCGTCGTGTGGTCCAGGCCGTTTTGGTTTTGGGGCGTTCAGGTGCTGAGGCATCATCTCGGCGTGAACAAAACTGAGCATGGAAACCTGGCCCGCGTCGACGGATTTATCTTTCGGTTTATGACCTTCGGATTTAATCTTGGTGTCTGCTGGAACCATGAGGAAGGCTCTCGATTCGACGCGCAACTGGTAGTGTGTTATAACCCGTTCGGGTATTTCACAATCAATGACGCCTTCGTATATAAAGGCTGGGTGCGCGCGTCGCTCGGAAAACGCACAGTTGATTGGCGATTTGGCCAAACCGGATATACAAAATGGGCGTTAAGAAATCTTCCCAAAGGGCCCCGATCATCCAAGGCATCGAAATAGTGGACGTTTGCGTGGATTGCGGAATGCGCGTAAAAGTTGCCAGCTGGTGGTGGCCCAAGGATGTTACAGAATGTATATAATAATGTTACTTGGGATATATTGACTTTTTCCAGGCCATGATGTATATTACGGTCCATGAGGGAATGCATCAAAAGACTTGCCGCGATTGAAGCCTACCAAGTTTATCAGCTTAACCTGATTATCGACGCAGCTTCCTTCTCTTTATTACCGATGTTCCCGATCAAAAAATCCCAGGAGGCAACCAATGTCCGTAACCCAAGATCAAGTTGAAGCAAAAGATTTTATCGGATCCAAAGTCTCCACGCCGGACGGTGGCGGCGTTGTTTTAGCCGCCGATGTTCGCTATGTATCTGTGAAGTTGGAGACTGGACCCATGGTGCATTATGGGTACCGCGATGTGACACTCCTATCGAAGATAGGCGGTAGTCAAGATTCTCAAACACCGCTAGACCCTGAGTCAGCAGGGGGACAAGAAGCTGTTGTTGAGTCAGCGCCGGATTCCACGGGGGATGCCGAGGCGGTGCCGTCATGAGTGGCGAGACACAGCAGCAGACGCGGAAACCGGCGATAGAGCCAGGGACGGCGCAGGTCGGCATGCGCGTACTTTGTCCCGAAGGCTTAGGGAGTGTCCACGCCATTCTGAGCCCTGATGTTGTGATGATAGAGTTGGATGGAAAGGCGGGGTCCGGGAAATCCATCTTTGCGAAATTCGACTTGTCTGAAGTCGCGTCAATCGAACCTTCGCAAAACCGGAACGGTCAATGGGAGACTCCGCCTCCGACGCCAGAGCAGGCAGTGGCATAGTCAATGCCCGAGTGCGTTATCACGAGCCAAGAAGAAATATTGAAGCGTCAGCAGATGATCGAGGCGGCGCACGCACTCGGCTCGAAGGTGATGCCGATGATAACGCAGTTCTGCGAATGCCACGGCCAGCACCATATAATCCGAGTCGAAGGTGCGGCGGTCGAAAAAAACTATGGGGCAACCCCCGTTGATGTTCATATGACTCCAGAAGAAGAAAAAGAAAACGGTATTTACCACCACCATGAATATTGCTCGACGTGTTCGAGTTATCATGCAATCGGTGCTTGCCGAGGTTCGAGGACGAGAGAGAGCGTGGGTTCGTGACGGCTTTCCGGCTTTTTCTCGCCGTTCTATGCATCTTTGTTCCTGGTTGTTACTCCGCGAAAATAGCCGCGCTGCAAAACAAGGTCATCGATCTTGGTAACAAGATAGATGATGTGCATAACGGCCTCCATGCAGACGACAAAGCCATATTGCAAACTATCAGAAACGTGGAGAATTACTTAAGTGAACGAATATACAAATGCGAGCGCAGCATTTTTTTCCTTGAGGATTTCAGATCCGACCACGACAAGCGCTGGCCGCCTCCTGCTAAGCTGAAATGAGACTGATATATTTTCTGCTTGTGGTTGTATTGCTTTCTGGGTGCGCGAGTGCAAGAGGATTTTGGATCGGCGCGGCTGGCGGGCCGCTTGCAGTCGATGAATACGTGCATGACGAGGTCAAAATTATGGAACCGGAAATTCATGTGAAAGTCGCTGTCCATCAGGGGATTCTAATTTCCACGGCATTTGTCTTGTGGCCGTTCTCGGCGGCTTATGCCGGTGCTTCTGGACTTTATGGCGTCTACAAATTCCACACCGAGGGAAAATGAGCATAGAGATCGACGAGCTTGGAACGTACGATACGGAATCATTGCCGGAAGGGCTATCGCTTCCGATTGCGCTCGACGAGAGCAACGAGGCGATAATCGGCAATGATGGCGTCATCCTTGCGCGCTATGCCGGAGAGACGATCGAGCAATCCGTTTTGCTGCAGGAGAAACGCAAAATTCAGTTCTTAATCAAGCTTGCGAACGGCGAATTAATCGTCAGAAAAGATAAGAGTGGGAATGACCGCGTGTTCAAGCGCGTTAAACAGTTTGTAACTAAGGACGGCAAGATCGGTATGGAGTTCGAAGAGGTCAAGCAACTTGCAAGCGCTTAAAGATTCTCCGCAGCAGAGCATGAGCCCGCCGGAATCCTTTTTCGGTTATACCGCGCACTCATTGATGATTCCACCTTTCCCGCCGAAATCGATGCTGGTTTTAGGTTGGTGTGAAGGAACAGTGCCATGGCTGACGCGCAAGATTTGGGGCAACCAATTCCCGATCAGAGGATGCGACCTGCAAGCACCGAAAGAGGCATGGACTGAGATCATGGAACTGGCCAACCCAGGCATAAAAATGATGATCGCAGACGCTAAGGATTACGTGAAAAGCTGCGAGCCTTCGGACTTTGTTGTGGTGGATTTATACGAGGGCAGAAAGATTCCCGATTTTGTTTTCGACGAGGAATTCATCTTCGATCTTCGGCAATGCACGAAAAAACTTCTGGCGGTCAACTGCACATTCTACAAATGGGGCTACTTTGACGTTTACAATAAGGCCTTCATTGTGGATGTTGTTAAGCAGGTAAATGAGGACAAGGTTTTATTTTTCAATCCGCGCATGGACAAGCCGTGACTTGAGGTAGTAAAGTGATGTCATGGAACGCAGTATCAACGGGAATCAAAATGGCCAGGTTTGACCATGCAAAAGCAATTGGTGTGTCAGATGGAACGTTAATGAAAATGAAAGACACCGAACCGACAAACCAAGAAATCGGTGACATACTAATCAGACTAATCAAGAACATGAGTGCAGACCGCCTTGAGCGCGAGTTCAAAGAACTCATGTGCAGAGCAGGAATGGAATATTGGTGTCTATGACTTAGCCTTAGCAAGTAGAGCGCGCAAAAACCCCACGTCAAGCAGAAAGTCCCGCACGGATTCGCGGGACTCCATTGACGTGGGGTTTCCTTTTGGCAGGCGGCGAAATGGCCTCGCGGAAGTCCTGCCAAAGATTTTATGGAAAATGAAAAGATAAAATATATCCGCCTCAGGTCGAACTCTTACACAGACGGCGACATTGCCATTGTCTTTATTAAGGAGGATGACGGAGTTACAAAATCTTTCTCCATATACGACCACGGTGACACGCACGTTGTGACGAACGGCGGCCATTTCCCTGAGTGGCACATCCTGAAAATCCCACGGAATGCGGCGGAGGAAATGGTTCTGGATTTGATGAAACTATTTGATATCAGAGGGCAAGATGCCAAAGCACCTGCAAATACGTAAGGGCAAGGTCAAGAAGGTCATGGGCGAGTTTAAGCGCGGGACGCTTCATTCCGGCGGCGGCGAGATCGTCAAAAACAGAGACCAGGCCGTGGCTATAGCGTTATCGGAAGCTGGTTTGTCGAGGAAAAAAAAGAAGCCGAAATATTTGAAGACCAGGTGAGATGCCAAACGCAATTGACACTATAAGAAAAGCTCCGACGCCGTCGGAACTGGTAAGGCTCCTGAAGCCGAACCCTGATTTGCAGAAACTTCCAGGCGATCAGCTGATACCGAAGAGCCTCGCGGAGCCTGACGTTGACGAAGATTTCCTCTCCGAAGAACTTGTCCGATCGCTGCGCGAGTTTGTTCAAGACCGCGAGACGTTCGGCTTCGAACAGAAGCGGAGGTATGACGATGAATCCTATTTCGGTATCAAGGACACCTTTTTCGACAATTGGCCATGGCCAGGCGCGTGCCTGGATGACAAGACGGAAGTTTTGACGGATAGAGGATGGAGGTTGTTTGAAAACCTAGATCTTTCCTATCGCGTCTTTTCCATAAATCCTGAGACCGGCAAGTCGGAATATATGCCGATTGAAGCTCTCCATAAATCCAAACCTCCCATCCAACAGCTTTTGAGTCTTTCCGGCAAGTCCATTGATCTTTGTCTGACTCCCAATCATCGGCTTCTTGTTTTCAGCGAACTTGAGAAGAAAATGCTTTTCAAACATGCCTTTGATTTTACGAAGATTCGCGGGTCTGAATTTGTCATTCCACTCACATCCGAATGGCTGGGAGAAACCGCAAAAAAAATCCACGGATTTGATGCGGAAGATTGGCTTGAATTCCTGGGATGGTATATTGCAGAAGGATGGACTTATGCAGGCGGAACTGTAGGGATCCCTCAATCTTCATTGGTAAATCCGTGCAAATATTTTGAAATAGAATGTCTTTTTGCCCGCATGGGAACTTCATGGAAGAAACTCGTCAATGGAATGCAATATTTGGTTCATATTCGCAATTGGCCGATGGAAGCGAGAGAAGAATTAAAAACTCTTGGGCTATGCCATGAGAAATTCATTCCAAGACAATATCTTGATCTTTCGCCGCATCATCTTTCAGTTTTGTTGGATACGTTGATAAAAGGCGACGGATACGAGAGGAATCGCAAAAATTCTTTTGCCAAAAAACCGCAGAGGACTTATTATACGACTTCAAAAAGATTGGCGAACGACGTACAGGAACTTTGTCAAAAAGCCGGATTGCGCGGGACAATATCCGAACGGCAGCCGCGTAGTGGCGGTATGGTTCGCGGAAGGCAAATCATTGCGACCATGACAAGTTATTGCGTGAGCATAAATACTAAAAAAATGGCTAAAGTTAAAAATCTTGCGCGTGAACTTGTGGATTACGACGGATTGGTTTATTGCGCGACGACTCAATATCATACGCTTTATGTGCGCAGGAACGGCAAAGCGTGCTGGGTAGGCAATTCGAATTTCCACGAACCTATAATCCCGACGATGGTCGATGTCGGGTACACCCACATACATGCGTCGATGTTCCGCGACAAGATGAAGACCGTGGGAGTGGGCGGTATAGGCAAGGAGGATAGGCCGTATGCGCCGTTGGTTGCCGACGTTCTCAACTTCCAGAACGGCGTGGAATCCAACGCGTATGAAGCGCATATAAGCAATGCTTTTAGAACAGTCCATAAGGGGACAGGGTTCGTGAAAACATGGGTGGATTTCGGCGACAATTTCCGTATCCGGCACGCCTCCATTCCGCTGCAACTGATATACAAGCCGATCCGAGGAGGTGGATGCCAGCGTGGGGACACCTGGGTGACGCACCAGCTTATTCCGATGACTCCGAACGACTGGCTATTCCGCAAGGGTTTGCGCCAGGACGGAAAGCCGATTTACCGGCACCTCGACCTGATTGCGCCAGGGTTTGGCCCAGGGGAGGCGCTTTCCGCCGAGGACAATATGCTTTTGCAGTCACAGATAACCGGGTTGGACGTCACTGGTTCTGACAAGCGCGACGTGAGATACATGGTTGAAAGCCATCTCACCCACTACCCCAAGGGCAAGTTTAAGGCCATAGAAATGGTCGTCTGGTGGAGTCCTAAGCATGGGATGATTCATCGCAAGGTCGAAAATAAAGACCTCATCAGGCCTCTCTCGGACTACGGAATTTGGCTCAACCACGGATTTGCCTACCACAGGAGCGCTCCTGAAATTCTCAAGGACATCCAGGAAAAAGCGAACTACACCGACAAACAGGTCACCGATGCCGCCGACAAGGCGATCAGCCAGCCTGGATATATCGATGAGCGCAGCGGGTTCGACGCGAACACGCACGTGCGCGTGCCGTCGGCAATGTATGAGGTGAAGCGCGGGACCAAGATCACCTTCGAGCAAACCAACATAGCGCCGATCATCGAACGCGGTAGACAGATAGACAGTTTGTGGGACAAGGCGAAGATCAGGCTAGGTTTTACGGACATATTTATGGGGTTAGAATCGGAGCGCAGAAACACGCTTGGCGGCGACAGGATAAGACTGGGAAAGGCGGAGAACCGTTTCCGCACAATTCTTGACACGTTCGGGATAGGCTGGGCGAACACTTGCAAGGTTCAGTACGAGCTCACGGACAGAAACATACCGAGGAAGAAACTTGTGATGATTCTCGGCTCCGCCGACTATGCAAACACGAACCAACTCTTCCCGCGCGACAGCAAGCAGCAGTTCGGCATCGGCATAAAGGCGAACTTCAATTTCTATATCGCTGGCAGGTTGCAGTCAGAGATCGATGCGGAGGAGGAGCTTCACAACGCATTGTTGAACGACATTTACAAGGTGAAGGGCGAGAAAGACGAGGGCGTCGCCTGGAAGATTTTCCGGGCGAAGGCGGAGCTTGTCAATTTCAAAGATTTCGAGCGAATCTGGCCGAAGCCCCCGGAGGCGGAGATGATGAGCATAGACGAGGTTTTGCAGCGCATCGAGTCGAACGAAACCATGCTGCAACCGACTCCGATAATGGAGCGGGTAATGCTGGAATTCTACAAATTCCGCATAGCGGCGTTCAAGCGCACCGAGCGGTACGCTAACTATTCGCAGCCGCAGCGCAGGGAACTTGAGTTGTACCTCGAAAAGCTGGACAGCATAGGGACAGGCGCAAACCTGGCACGCTACGAGCACCAGTCCAAGACAGATCCAGACGTTGCGGAAGCATTGGACGAGATCATGGTTCAGATCGGACAGTCTGGCACTCCGCAGGCGAATGGAGCGGAATCTGTATGAGACAGGAATTGTTTCCGCCGCAGGAGCGCGAGAGGAGATTTAGAATCATAGAGGCGGGAGTACGCGACGAATTCTGGAAAGTTTTGAGCGATTCCATGATGGCATATACCTCCATGAGAAGCATAGAGGCAATAGAACTATCCGCAATGGGCAAGCTCGATGAGGCGCAGCGCATAGCGATCGAGGTGGAAGCGATAAGGCGCATCATCGCGGAGCCAACTACAATCATACGCGTCAACAAGCCGATTTTCGACGCGGTTGTCATGGAAGTTTGCAATGCCTGCGGGCATGTCGCCAAGAAGCTGAAACAGATTATAAAAGGGAAGGAGGAAACACAGGATGCATGATGGTAGTGTTCTCGCATCAGCAGGAGATGAGAAAATTGCCGGCAAGAAATACTTGAGACAAATCCGCATCCGCAAGCTGGACGACGCGACCTATATGCTTTCCGCCGAGTTCGAGGGCATAGGAAAGGAAGGCATGCGCTTCTGGGATAACAAGGAATATTCCTACAAAACGGTCAAAGAATTGAAGGAGGCGTTAATTACAGATTTTCTCAAGCCGAACATGGCTATGAGAGATAATAAAGCGGAAAAGTATCTCAAGACCCGCGAGGACTGAAACAAATTTTCACTATACAGAAACCACGGAGGGAAACAAATGGCTGACAAACTAGAAAAGGGCGCGAAAGTTGGCGATCCGCCCCCGCCTGACAAGAGCGCGACAGTTACGGCCGAATCGCTCAAGGCCGCCCAGGACTCAGCCGAAGCAGCCCGCAAGGAAATCGCGGGATTGCAGCAGATGATCGAGGACAAGGACGAGAGGTTGGAACAGTTCGAGACGCAGCTTAAAATACTTGAGGGCACAGTCGCAAAAGGCAGCAAAGTCCAAAAGGGAGTCCAGGATGCAAAGGTACTTGCTGCCACGCTGCGCCGTCAGGCAGCGGACGGCGACGTCGATGCGATAGCAGTCCTGGAAGCTGCGTCGGAGATCGCGCGCGAGGAATATGGCAAGGCCAGCATGGCCGAGCGCATCGAGGCATCTTACGACCAGCAGGAATCCTTCATCAATGCCAAAATAAAGGAGCACGGCATGACGAAAGAAAAGCTGATCGCGGCGATCGATGAGTATGCCGCTCCATACACGAACAAACTGCCGCACGTCCAGACGCAGCTGGCATACGCCGCTTGGATGAAGGACCAAGCGCTCACGGCACGCGAAGCAGCCATAAAGTCCAAAGAAATAGAACTGGGTATCTGGAAAGATCCAGGCACTACAGGAGACAGCGCAGGCGAGAAAAAGCCGGAAGCATTGAAGCCTGGGGCGAGTTGGAAAGACGCCAAGACTGATGCGGAAAAGCTTGCCCAGCTAGCGGACATCTGAAAAGGTAAAAACCGTGGATTCGAGGGGGATTACTCAATGGAATCACTGAAAGCAAGTATCAAAGCGGCTGTCGCTTTCGCAGCAAAGTACTTCAACTGGAAGCACGCGCTTGTAGGCGCAGGCGTCCTGGCTGTGGAATATGTCATCAACTATTTTTTCCAGACAACAGGAGGAATGTTGATGGCTGCGACAGCCTACATCAACCAGGAACGGTTCGGCGTGGAGTTCGAAGACCGCGTCAACAAGCTCATCAACGTCGACCCAAAGGATACACCGTTCATGTCGATGGTTCAAAAGTCAGAGGCATATCGCAACCGCGTGGACTGGCAGACCGAAACATTCGCGGCTGCGGATGCCAACAATGCCGCTGTGGAAGGCGCGAATGTGACATTTGCCGCAGGCGACTATGTTGCGCCGGTCGGCGTGTTCAACTACACGCAAATCCCGCAGAGGCCGTTCGCCGCGTCGTTCTCACTTGACGCGATGCGCAAGCCTGGCATCGGCTCCGGCGACAGGAGCACGTTCACGCACGAGAAGATGAAGAAGTTGATCGAGATGAAACGCGATGCGGAAGCGTCACTAGTCTCGAACAACCAGCGCCAGCAGCCGTTGCCGGAAACCTCGCAGGCAGGACTTCTGCGCGGCGTCCAGCGCTGGATCACGACGAACATCGTTAATGCTAACGACAAGGGATTCGGAGGCAACATCTTCTCACAGAAGATGTTCAACGCGATGGCGCAGAAGGCCGTCGATCAGGGCAGCGCGCCGGATACCGTGTTCTGCAACTCGTTCAACCGCATTAAGATCAACGAGTTCGTCTCGCGCCCAACGCGCGACGTGGATTCGCTTGGGCGGAAGATCGTCGACATGGTCGACACGATCATATCGATTGCCGGAACGCAGACGATAGTATTCAACAGACATTTGACAGCCTCCGTTGTTCTCATGCTGGAAATGAAGTACTGGGAGCAGCGGATACTCAGGGCGCCGCAGAGCTACATCGCCGGCCTACTCGGCAGCAGGACGGAGGGCTGGGTGGAGATAGAACACACGCTCATCTCCTGGGCTGAAAAGGCTAGCGCAATCTGTACCAACACGAAGACCGCATAAGGAGGATGGATAAAACATGAACAAAATCACCGTAATTCTCGCTCTCCTCTGCGGCGCGCTGCTCTTCGGAGCGGCAAAGGCGGAAGCGGCAGCTGTCGTCAGCAGCACGGCAAACTGGCAGCTGATCGAAGGCTCGTCAAACACAACCGGCGACCTACTCGACGTCACTCTGTCTACCGGCTACAACAACGGCACGTTCTTCGTCTGCGTAGACTCGCGAGCGACTGTGACGTTCGGCGCGACTGGGCAAGCGTTGTTTTTCTCGTCGTTCACAGTCAGCAGTCAGTTTCTGTTTCCGCCGATCCCGTTCATACCATCGACTGCGGCGGTCGCAGGAGCAGGATATAACATGACGTTTTCGCTGAGCGACGGAAATCGCGGCGGCACGACATGGAACAACGCTCTGATCTGTATAATCGACGGAGCCGACAGGACATTCGATGACAGCTCAAGCGCATTGACCAATCTGTACAGATGGACTGTGCGCACGGTAGAAACTCCGAGAACTTCGGAGCGATAAAAAATCTGATCGTAAATGGGCAGTGGAGCCGCGTCGGTTCCATTGCCCATGCGGTCATTTCCATGACACATAGCAGTATAATTAGGATCGGGCAGTTCATGCGTTTTTTCGAGTCAATCGAAAAAAGGCTGTGCATCGCCGACACTGAGGACGTCCGCTTCACGCTAGCCTATATCCAGTGGCGCAACTCCACCGGCCAGACGCGAAGCGCCGACGGAAATCTAGCCGTCGGAGCAGCAATGCCTTCCTCGTGGTTCTGGAACCCGGCTCTATCCGAAGGCCCGAACACGCAGGAGATGAGCCCACATGAACGCGTTGAATACAACGTGGCTTTCGGCAAAGTCTTCAGCAAGTTCGACTCCGACAGAAAACACAGGGGGATGATAACCATATGAGAAAATTCCTATTTACGTTCGCGCTGGCTTTCGCGGTTGCAATGCCAGCATTTGCTGATGATACGATTAGTTCACACTCCGCAGTCGCGACTGCCGGCCCGGTCCTGTTTTCCAGCGCTGCTGTGAGGTTTCTCGGCATAAATATTTCTTCCCCTGCTCCAAACGGACAGATCGTTATTTTCCGGTCGACCGAATCCACATTCACGCAATTCATTGCCACGCAGACGAAAGTGGACTGCAACTACCAAGCAGTCAACACGAATCCAGCGACAATTGACCTTTTCAAGATTACGAACACGTCGTATACCTATGTCAACCGCATCGGCGCGTGCGACGCGACGATATTCTTCACATACGCCACGCCGGAGCTTGATGATGCCGGGAGAATGAAGCAATCAGGGCTGCCGACGCACGGACAAAGGGGCGGGCCTGACCTCTATCCGTGAGGCGCAAGAATGTACTTCGCGGAAGCCATAGCGGAAATAGCTAGGCGGTTCGGCAAAGTCGCCGACGACAAGGACTTTAAGTCTATCGCCGGTCCGCTGGTAAGCCTGGCATATCTGGACGTCGGCAAATCCTGGGACTGGGTACATCTTAAAGCAGTAGGATCCATCCTCGCAATACCAATCTACGACACTGGAACCGCCGCGTGGACGCAAGACACAAACACTGTCACGCTCTCCGCAGCTGCTACAATAGACACAACATTCAAAGGCAGGTTTTTCAGAAAGCAAGGCGGCGAAAACACATACCGCATAGTCAATGTCGCTGTCCCCACGCGAGTTCTCACGCTAGACCAGCAGATCGTGGAGGATAACGAAACTGCCGCCACATACGAGATAGAGAAACGCTACTACACGATTCCGACTGAGGTTCGAAGGATTACCGGATGGGACAGGTCTGGGACTAAAGTTCTCGCTCTCGACCACGACGGTCTGCGCTCCGTTTTCCCAGATAGATCGCAGCCTTTGGCTGACGTACCGTTCGAAATTCATGGCACAGACGAATTCACTGACGACTATGAGACAGGCAGGATTTCCACGTCGGAGGACGACACGGACGTCGTCACCGGTACCGGCGGCATGTTGTGGCTGACGAACGCGCAAGCGGGGAACATCCTGCGCATAGAACCTGCCGGTACGGAAGCGCGCGGATTTACGCTGGATTACCGCATCAAGCGCGTGGAAGGCGATGACCGCATGGTGCTTTACAACAAAATAGCCGGAAAAATCGACGGCGAGTCATACTCGATTTCCGTGGACAGCGCCTTGACAGTAAGACTGCGCGCAGAATTCACTTCGCGCAAGGTCATACAATTTTCCTACATCCGCACCGTTTTCGACCTCATCCACGACGAGGACATAATCAGGCTGCCAAGAGAAGCGAAGCTGGCCGTCCTGGACTTCGCGCAGGCGTACGTCGCCGAGGCGTTGCCAGTGACGGGCTGGGAGCGAAAGCTTATCAAGGCTCAGGGACGCCTGGCGAGCGCGCAAGATAACGCCTCGCCTGTGCGCGCGGCTTATAAAACATTCCCACCACTCATCGCCAGAGGCATGGGTCGCCGATGAGAAGAATAAGGCTACTTTCACTCACGCCAGAACAGCAGAATTCGCTTAACAGTCTGATGCAGCAATACATTCCGAGCGCCCTGCATGAAGAGGTAAAAGACTCCATCGAGCATACCGGAACAATATCGGACGAGATTTTCCGTAAGGCGAACTTTTCCGAAGCTGACAAGGCAAAAACAAAGGCGCTGTTCCAACCGATAATTTCATCCCTGCCGGACAAAGCGACGGCGGCGCGCGTTTACGCAGACAGGATCAAGGACGAGGCCAACGCTTCGGACGAGGAGCTTCTCAACAAGCAGGAATCTCTGAGGACACTCGGTCAAACCGGCGAGCCTGTGGACAGGGAGACCATAAAACGGAATCTGGGCGGTTTGATGTCGCGTTTTGAAGTCGGGACGGAGGCAAGTAAACCATTTCTCGATTTTGTCATCCAGGCAAAACGTCTTCCAAAACCAGGGGAACTTAAAATTTATGGGTTTGAAAGGCCGAGATGGGTTAATTTTTTTAACGACCAATCCGCGAAAAACCAGGTTGCCCAATATTTCCAGCCAAAGGAGTTCAGTTCGGATATAAAACGCATCCAAGATATATTGGACACGCGCGCCGAGGAAAAACGGAAAGAAGGCATAACCACTGAATTTTTGCGGCAGGCTCCAAAAGAACTGTCAACCGCGCGCGACATCTTCTACAGGAGCCAGCAGGCCGGCGCCGCCAGATACCTTCGCACGCGTGGCACGGAGAGAATATTGCGTGAGCTGAATATACGCGGCCTTGCTGAAAATCAAGGAGATATAGCTTCTATGTTGGCAGCTGAAGGCGCGCGGCTGCAGGGGAGTATAGAGGAAAAGATAAGGTCGCTGGAAGCTTCCGACAACGCGATGTTCGCGGACGCATCATTCCGCATCACCCAGGCCAAACTGGAAAGGAGCGAGGATGCGTTACGGACACAAATAGACTTCGAACGCAGGCAAGCGAGATTGAAGCAGGAGACGGCGTTCCAGGAAAAGGAACAAGAACTTTCCGGCGAGTTCGAAAAGCAAGTCCTGGCTCGCGAGCAGAGACGGCAATTAGGACTTACCGAAGAAGAAATCGAGCTCGGCAGAAAGACACAGGCCGAAGAGACTATAGCCAGTCTTACCGGCGATATCGGCAGATCAGTGGGCGAAACGGCCACAACCGCAATAGTGAAAAGGCCTTCTCCCGCTTTCGAGCCTGTGGCGCCGCGGCTGCCTTCAAAAATAGGGTGATAAGTTGGCATTAGACAGAAGACAGGAACTCTTGCAGGCCGAACTGGAAGCGGAAAACCTGCTGAGGGCACGCACGCAGGCAAGCGAGGCCGAGATAGCCGCAACTAAACAAAAGATTGAAAGCTCGCGCGTGCCGTTTTCGGAGAATATCTCAGATGTGGCGCGCGAGACGGCAGCCAGGTACGGGATAGCGCCGGAATCCGTGGCCGGACCAAGCATTCTTCGCGCCCAGGAGGATTTGGAGGCTGCGAGCGAGGAGGCGCTTTCCCTGCGCGGGGTCAGGGAACGCCAAGAGAACGTAAACAGGACATTCAACTTCGTTTTCGGAAGGCTCGTATCAGCAGGTTTCGGTGTGGCTGAGGCAAAGCGCACAGCGATGCAGTATGCGCTTGACGAGGACAGGCGCAGGGCTGAATCGGCGAGCAGCGGGAAGGCCAGGCAACTCGTTACAGAAAAACAGGACATACTCGACAGGTACGCGGCGAGAATACTGGACGTGAAACGCAAGGCGGCGGAAAAAAGAAGGAAGGAAGCGATCAAGAATTCCATGCTCAGGACTTTTTTTGGTATTGCAGGGAGTCTCGGCACGGCCTATGCCCTGGGGCCTGCGGGCGCGGCGGCAAAAATCGGCGCGGCTGGCGCAGGCGGGGCTGTAGCATCCGAGTTCGGACCGCAAGTGTTCGGCGAATTCGAGAATGTTTAAGGAATTTGCTCTAACTTATGAAGACGACCATGTTCTAAGGAAAATACAATGGCATCTGACGATAGTTTAATAGTTGCGCTTTCGGGGCTGAGTGGTTTTTCTGCAGGGGTCCGGGATGTTTTAATTCCCCATCTTCAGGCGAGGTACCAGAGTCAGCTTGACATCGAGAGGGAAAGGATAAAGCGGGAGGAAGACCTTAAGAGCCAGAAGGAGTTGATGCTTCATGAGCAAATATTAAGGCCGGTCCCGCGCATCAAAGGAGTGCCGGAGGACGAGCCGTTCGACATAATTGGCGAACCGGGGCAAACATTAAGCGTGCAGCAGGTCAAGGCGAAGCCAAAACTTGGAGGCCTCGGAGGCGTGGACAGCGATGTGATAAAAAACGAGATGTCTCTGCGCAAAGAATTCAACGAACTGCAGGAAGTCAAAGAGTACTCCACAATAAATACTAAGGTAAGACAGATGGACAGACTAGTGAAGTCGCTCAAGACCGACCCTGAAAAGTCGCGCATCGGAATACAGCAGGCGGTCATAACGATCTTCAACAAGATGACAGATCCGCAGTCCGTAACCCGCGAATCGGAATATCTCAGGACTCCTGAAGGGCAGGCTCTGCTGGCGCGCGTCCAGGGCGGAATCATGAAGATGCAAAAGGGTGGAGCCGGCCTCACTGACAGGGACATAGTGACCCTGGTGAGCGACGCCAAGTTGCTGGCGAATGTCAGCGGCGAGATATTCCAAGGCAAGAAGTCTTTTTATGACAAGCTCGCTGAAGATTATGGGTTCAACAAAGCTCGTATCACCGGCGGGTTCTCTGATTTTTCCCCATTCCAGCCAGACGACAGCGCGGTCACGCCAGCAAGAAGTAAAATAGTGACGCTTGAATCTAGTCCGAAGCCAGGCGGTGTTTTGAACAAAGACGCGAAAGGAAACAGAGCATGGGTGTATCCTGACGGGACTTTCGACGAGGTGAAGTAATGGCTTTCGACATCAAGACAGCCCGGCCGGTTGCCGGAGTTTCCGAACGTGCAGACGCCAAAATACGAAAATTCGATCCAACTTCCGCAAAACCGGCGGCCGCTTCATTAAAAGCAATCCCGTCAATAAAAAGAACCGAGGGTCTTTTTGGAACCTCCATCGGACAAACAAGTGAATTGTTGAGGATGGCCAGAAAACCTGAACAGATTATTAGAAGCGATGCTCAAGCTCTGATGGATATAGTCGAGCCGGAAACCACAAGTGTTCCGCTGAATGCTTTAATCAGAATTCCACAAACGTTAGGCGCGATCGGAACTGAAGTGGCGGCCCAAGCAGTAAGCCCAGAAAGTGTGATTTTAGCAGGAGCCATGAGAGGAGTAGCACCGATTATAAAACCGGCCATCAAACTTGCCGGAAAAGGAATCGGAGAATTGTGGGGTATGGTCACAGGAGCCGCTGGCGCAGTTACCAAGGCCGCGCAGGCCGGGCTGAAGGGCGGTGAGGCGCAAAAGGCTCTTATCGGTACGATGAGAGGAACCGTATCCGAAAAACAAGTTGCGAATGATGCCTTAGATTCATTGGCAGAAATTCGCAGAAAAAGAGGCAGAAAATATGTAAAGCAGATGGAATCTATTTACAAAACCTCATTCCAAAAGAAAATTGATCTTACACCGATAAAAACAGAACTGGATGATCTATTGGATTCCTATAACATTGCGAGAAGCAAAACAGGAGCGATGGATTTCAGCCGAGCGGCATTGGACGACGTTTCTGCGAATGACGTGAAAAGGATAGCAAAACTTGTGGATGAATGGGGGATGAAAGCCGGAGACAATACCGTGAAAGGTTTAGACATCCTTAAACGGCGAATTGATGATTTTTATTCGCCTTCGAGCGAGGCCAGAGCGTTTGTGACTTCATTGAGAAATAAAGTCAAAAAAACAATTACTGATAAAGTGCCAAAATATAAAGAGGTTACGAAGGACTACGCGGAAATATCCGATTTGATCCATGACATAAGTTCCGAATTAAGTCTGGGGCCGAAAGCGAAGGCCGGGACTATTGTGCGAAAATTAAAACAGGCGCTAAGGCAAAATTTTGATTTAAGAAAAGAATTTGTGGAGACGCTTGACAAATTTGGGAACCTGAATTTAATGGAACAAATCGCAGGCATAGAACTCGCACCGCTGCTGCCTAAAGGATTGTCCAGAGCGGTTGCAACAGGCACGTTGGGTGCAAGTTATCTCAGCCCGTCTGTTTTGGCAACGTTGCCATTTTATTCTCCAAGGTTGGCTGGAGAGACCGCGTTGAAATTTGGGCAGGCATCGAGATTGGCTGCAAAAGGAGCCGCTCCTTTTATCAGAAGACCGGTTGTTTCCGGGATAGGATTGGAAGCAGCGAGAAAAGTATTTACCGGAGGTGCGCCGTCGCCAGAGACTCCCGGTTATATCAATATCCGCAAACTGTTGAAACAAGAAGACGAAAAAGCCGAATGAGACTTAAATGTGCAATCCTGTTCCATTTTGCATTGATTCCTGTGGTTCCCTTGATGGCTGACGAGCTGCTGCTTCCTATAAGTATGAGAGGAGGCGTCGATTTTTCCCGCAACTGCTCGGACATAGAAGATTGGCGCGCCTGCGATTCCAATAACATGTATGGCGACCGTGTTGGTTCAGCCGATACCCGCAACGGCAGCGAACGGCTGAACAGCACGGCGGTATCTACTAACCCTTTTAGCTCGCTGTTTTGGACGACTATTTCTACGTCCACGCAGAGAATCAATGTCTTAATAGGCGTCTCTGGACACACGATCTATTACTCGACTGACTCTGTTTTCTCGCGCTGGTCCGTCCTATATAGCAGCTTGTCGGCACCGAACCAAAAGTTCACCTTCGCAGTGGCGCAGAACGACATCTACATGACAGGGAACGCCCTGACCGACCAGATTTTTAGGTGGGACGTCACAAATTCCAGCTTCGGAGCTGCCATCCTCAATGGTTCATCGACGTTCACGCCGGTATTCTTTGCCAAATACCTACTTTACGAGAAAGGCTATCTGCTCGCAGCGCACATCAGAGACGTCAAAGGCGGTTTGACGAGCCCAACGACCACGTACGACGACAGAATCATGTATTCATATCTTCTGCAACCAAGTTCATTTTCAGTTGACCAGGCGATCAACATAACGCCAGGCGATGGGCAATATTTGACAGGCCTCACGAGCAAACGCAGCGGATTCCAGGGCGTCAGCCTGGTTGAGGCATATAAGCCGACCTCGGCCACATCGATTTCGTTCAAGACGCTGGCTCCGGCCGGAGTCGGCGGCGATCAGGAGGTAACCAAAATGGCGGACGGATTCGGGCATGCGGCCGAGCAACCGCCGGAGAATATAGGAGCCTGGGACGTTTTGCTTTCGTTGGATGGTATCCTGTTGTGGAATGGAGGTATGATAGCACGCTCAAATTTGGAAGCTGAAAGGATTGTGATTTCAGGTCGCATCAAGCCTTTAATAGACAAACTCATAAGGAGCAAGACATATGGTTCCGCTTACGTGAAATACTACCCGAAATCAAACTACCTGATATTCTGCTATGAAGATCCGGACAGGTTTCCGCAGGGTAGAATCAACTCCGTGCTGTTTTACGATTTTATCACCGGCGAGTGGTGGCCGATGAAGAACTGGCTGGCGGCGTCAATGGAAACTGATAATGGGCCGAACGGAACCGGCAGGCTGCATTATGGCGACGCCATGGACGGCTACGTCCACATCGCGGACGATCCAGCGTACAGCGACGATTCCCGCAAGGAAATTTCACTCGACGCGATGGAAAAGACGGACAACTGGGCGAATTCTGGCATAAGCAATGCCATCGTGGCCGTCGGCAGCGCTTCGTTGACATTGTCTCTCACCGGCAGCGTGAGGACTTCCTCGATCACGAGGGTATTCGTCATGCCGATGGGCGAATGGTACGACAAGACCGCCAGTTCCTCTACGGACATGATTTCGTTCAAGGTCAACCCTTCCAGCAGGGGATTTCTAAGCATCATCCGCGTCGATTTGGAGGTCAACGACGCGCAGAACCAGTTCGACACATATTTTTCAAGCGTGACAATCAGTTCCGCTGCATTAACTGCCGGCAGTTCAGCCTGGAGTCTTATTGAGATTCCTTTCTCGTCGTTCACTATTCTTCCAAGTTGGACGGACTTAGAGACTGAGACCCTCCCGTTCGCGCGCAATCTAACGCGGTTCGGTATAAGATTTGTCGCCACAGGCACACAAGGGCTGACTCTGCACTTCGATGATTTGCGCTTTGTGCAGGCCACGAAGAATCCCATCAACCAGATGCGGCTAACAAAACGATTCAATTTCGGAACGATCGCGGACAAGGATTTCAAACAGGTGGCTCTGACCAGAGAAAAGCAGCGAGACTCGAACATGCATGTCGATGTCCTGACCGGCCAAGGATACCTCGCAAACACTATTATCCGCGGGACCGAAACGCCAAAGGAGATATTCGTCTGCGGGTTCGCCAGTATGACCGGCATTTCCAGGCTCAATTCCGTCGATATGTCCGTTCTGGATGGCACGACGACACTTTCCTCAAATTCTTTCGAGTTTGAGAATGGTAATGCCGACCCAACGCACATATATTCTTACGATGTCACAAATACCAGACTGGTAAAAATCGCGCGTCCATCCATGACCATCTTCGTATCCACGTACGGTTCGCTCGGAAGCGGCGCATCGAACTTCAACTACGTCCAGGACATAGCGCCGGAAAGTAATCCGGACGGAAACATCCTTGTTACCGACCACATGAACCATAGGCTTAAGGAGCACAAGAAAAAGGGACTGACATTCGTTAGACAATACGGGCAATTAGGATTCGGGTCTACCAGCTTCTACAACCCGACAGGCGCTGATTGGGACAACCGTAATATATATGTCTGTGACGACGGGAACCAAGCGCTGAAGAAATTCGACCGAGACTATAAGTTCGAGAAACAGGCCATCCTTGACATAAATACTATCGGTAATTGTGCTGTGCGCGTCACACCTCAGTATGCCTACGTGGCGTACAACAGGGGCAGCGACATCGCCACATACTTCATAGATGTCGTCCTTGAAAAACGCAATAAAGGCGATCTTTCTCTCGTCAAAAGGGTGGTTCTTAGACCGGATGGTGTGGTTGCAAACAGCACGTACTCCATACGAGGCACGATCGGACTGCATTCGAAATTCGTAACCGTATCATTCAATGACAATGCGTTGATAGCCGGCAATTTCTATTTGCAGAAGCGCCTGCAATCAGATTTGACTCTCGTAGACGAGGTTGTTTCGCAAAGTTCTATGCTTGGCGTAATCGCCGATGGGCTACAGAGAGAGCCGTCGCAGAAAACGGACAAAATCAATTTGGGCATCGGCAAACCTGACCCATTCATTCAGTTAAAATTTTATGCGAAAGACGAATTAGAGAGCGCATTCAAACTGTCAGAAATGAGCATATTGGCTGATGCGCTCGAATATACGCCTTGATTAGAAGAATTGGGCTGCTATCATCTGCCACATTTCTCTTTGCATTGATGGAATGCAATGTCCACGCTCACGCCATCTTCGACGCCTCGCTTTTGCGATACGGTACTGTTAATTCAGCCAGGTTAGACGCAGACTCCGTCACAATGATGGGTCCTAATCCGTTCGTCACAATAAATTCTTCTGCGGATATTCTGAACCTCACGCTTAGCACGAGGACGCAGGTCTGGTACAATGAAGGCACGGCGTTAAGTGGCGGCCACGTCACAAGCGTGGACTGCGCTGGCGCGAACATAAATTGCACGCAGTCCGGTTCAAGCATTACGGTAACAATAACAGGAGGCGCAGGTGGGGAGGTATTTGGTTACGTTTCAACCCGAAACATTTCCATGGACAATTTTGCTCTAGTTGGAGCCTCTATAACGGAGACTGGGAGGATCATCGGACAAGGCTCAGCTACGATCAGGGGAATCATCATTTCAAGTGCCGGAGCTTTAATGGGCGGGACTACGATCCAAGGCGTATTTTTACTCGAAGGCGGTACTTTCCAGTTTAGGAATGGAACAAATGAATTTAGCATGACCTTTGCTACAAGACCTTCGGCTGGACAGCATTTGATGGTAACAGATGTAACGGGAGACAGAGTGCTCATTACGGGCGGCGGTGACAGCGCTGGAGGCGGAGGAGTAGGAGACGGCAACCTTATTTTATCCGTTGGCACAGGATCCGCGCAGGCGTTTAATTGGGTTTCCAGCCCTACGGTCAACATCAATTTCAGTTCAGGCACTCATATCGTTCAGTTGCGGGGCGGAGCCACGGCGTATATCTCTTTGGATTTTTCCTCAATCACGGCCAAGGGAGATACGCTTCTTCCTAAAGCTGATTTCACTCAACATACGACCACAGCCGGATCTTTAACGGCTAATCTACTTACCTGGACTTCTACGGCTACGGTTAGGATAGACGAGTTACAAGCGGACTTGTCTACGCATAGCGTAAGAGTTGATGAACTTCAAGCTGATCTTTCTACACACTCTGTTAGGATAGACGAATTGCAAGCTGATCTCTCAACTCATACTGCTGATATTGATGATCTGTGGACAGGAGCGGCTTCCACATGGTCTGTGCTTTCCACAACGGGAGTGTCGCTAAGCAGGTTATGGACAGTGACTAAGTCCACTTGGGATGCTTTCACGAATTTTACAAGCACGACTCAGGTGGCTATAGACTCTAAAATTCCCAACACAGACGACGTGCTTAGATCAACTCATATTGCTCCTCATCTTGTGTTAGAAGGCGGTTTATCTGTCGCTTCTATGTCGGCTACGGGCGAATTTGATATGGGCGCCAACTCTATCGTCAGCGTTTCCAGCATCACCGTTTCTTCCGTTGTCTTTAATACGCCAGACTTTGGCAGCGGCGGACCAAGGGTTCAGCACAATATCCCCTGGATGGAACATTACGTCACATCTTGTCCGAACGCAGCAATCTCAACGATAACTGTGTCATTTTCCACAGCCCCTACTCTCTACATCACGTTTTTTGGAACTCCAAACGCATCTCCGAATGGCGGAGATATCTTCGTCACATTTAACAATCAGGCTTTGGGATCGTCTAACCGCTCCCCCGTTTACACTGTGAACCGCTCGACGGCGACTTTTGCAAGATCAAGTTTTTCTGTAAGCACCACAACCGCTCTGGGAATTCCTATATTTGGAGCAGAAAGCTCATTTTCGACAAACACATACAGAACTATGGAATTGAAGGTCATTGGGAACCAACTAAATGTGGTAAAAACGATAATGGGGCATGCTGTAATTGCGACAAGCACAAGGACTGGTATCATCGCTACTTCCCATATAGGTTCGTCTTATATTGACCATGCGACCTGGCATGTGGACAATCAAATAACTTCCGTGAGCGTATCTTTGATACGGCAAGGCCGCGCTTATGCAGAAGGCTCAAAATGGGCTGCTGGAAGCTGCTTATGCGTTGGAGGCCGCAGGGAGTTTGAAATAGGGAGATGAAAGGGAGATGAAATGGAACTAAAAGAGCTTAAAGTCCTGATTGAGGCGGTGGATACAACTCTTCCAAGGGACTTGGATGCTACGTCAAACTTTGAGATCAGGGCGTTAAAGTCCATTGTGAAAGAGCTTGGGCTTCAATTTTTCTCGATAGTCGAGGGAATCCGGTCGATTCCTGGCGAGACGGCGCACAAGATTTGAAGGAGAAAAAATTAAAATTAGGTTTTTTGCAGTTGCCTTCACGATTTTAGCCGAGGTTTCTGGCTGTTTCGCCCACACAATCCTTGGAGATGCCGCAACGCTGACGCGCGGCATTTTGCCTATGGGCAGATTGGATACGCCCGTCATGCAACAGACTTCAGTATTATTTGATGAAGGTGTGGCCCAATCCGGAGGGAACCTTTCGGCCATTAATTGTGTCGGCGCTAATATAGGATGCACTCAATCCAACACTACAGGAACAATTACATATACAGCCACGGATGCTTCAAGGCCATTTCGAATTATGATCGCAACATATTCCGGAAATAATCCGGATGTTCAAGGGACGACGACGGAAGTTTTTGATTTCGCAATCTCGACCATGGGCGGATTGCTGCCTTCGACATCAGGAACCATCTATGTTAGCGCCGGCGATTATATTTACTCCGGTAAAAAAACGACTGTTCCAGCGAATGTTGAGATCATTTTTGACAAGGGAGCATGGATTAAATGGGATACGGCGCGGCCATGGAATTCAATATTTGCCGTCAGCGGAACCATCACAAATCCAAATCTGGATATAACAACAAGTATCGTCATTCCTTTAGGAAACCCTGGTTATGCCATTTTTGATATGTGGGGAGGTGGAAAGGTAAGAGGTGGAGAAGGTAAGTTGTTCTTTAACATGGTGAGCTTAAACGATTACTCACCCTTGATTGCCAATTTTGGCCCTTTGTCAAGGAACGCGGAAGTTTCTAATTTCACGGTATCGACATTTTCCATCGTTCAGACAGCCAACTCTCCGCAAAGTATGACCATGTTTGGAATTGACGGCAGTACTGGCGGGTCCATCATAAATTTTAGGACGAAAAGCAAATCTGAAACTGCTGGTGCTTCAATAGGAATCTTAAACGTAGAATCCTGTGATGGATTCTTGATTTCTGGCGGGGATTGGGAATGGAACGGTAACACCGTGGCCACCATCGGCGGTTTCTCGGATACCGGAGAGATGATTCGTGGATTCAAATGGATCGACACAAATATCAGGCTTAAAACAGATGCAACTACTTCTGGAAGTATTGATATATCACCAACAACAGCTGTCCTTATTTCATCAGGCAATGCCATAGACAATCTCAACATTATTTATGATGTGGCCACGACGAATCCATTGATACGATTTTCCGCTCCTGCCCTTGCTTTTGGAGCGATCACAATTTCAAACAACCGAATTTTCCATAATACGCCAGGCAGTTCCGGTGGAGGATTTTTAGTCGATGGGGGAGGAGTTGTAAATCTTCTGTTTATGAATAACAGTATTTGGGGCACCACAGGATGCATGTCGGATAGCGGAACTGGAACCAAATGGGCTGGAAATGAGAATTACTGTCAGGGAAATGAGCAATAACTTTTGTCAGTGCTCACAGAACCCAAGGTAAATATGCTTTGCACGGAACCGAGAGATCATCCTAATGAGAGAGGTTAAATCAGGCGTGAAAACATTATATTTTTTATTGACAATTATTGCAACTCTGTCGACTTCAACATTTTCCCAAGATTGGAAATATGAGACCGGCAAGGGATTGATTTATCCCGTGGCGAAAGTGAATGGGTACACCGCGTGGACGCAAAGGGAGCAAAGCGACCTTGAGGCCAAATTCGACGTGTGGAGAGACACAATGGTCATAGTGACTGAATTTCTTTCCCCGTCTCCGTTTGAAGAAACGCTTTCCACGATAACGGTATGGAATTCAAAATTTGAATTCGACCGAGCCAAGACAACTGAAGGACTTAAGGAATTAGCGGAGAAAATTTACACAGAGATTCAAGTGGACAAGGCAATCAGAGGCGCTTTCGCAAGGCAATCTTCTTATGACTGGATCGTATCTGAACTTAAAAAGAGATAAAGTTGATTAGATGGATGACTTTTTCAAATTCTGGCCGACCATCACATGGATTTTGCTTACCGCATTTTATACCGGCATTGTTTGGTATAAGGTGGAATCCGCAAGAGGAGCAATAAAGCTCTTGTTTGAAAAGGTAGGTCAATTAGAGAAGCATACAGCTAAACATTGCGCCGAGATAGAGAATTGCGAGGCATCCATTCTCAAAGTGGAAAAGGAATCAATGGAACACAGGCAGGAGGCGACTAATCGGTATGCGGCTCTCGTTATCCGTGTCGATCAGATATTTTCCTTGCTTACGGAGATTCAGCGAGGGATGAAGTGAGCGATCTAAAAGTAACCGGACTACATCCGAAATTGGCAGATACCGTATCCGCTATATTAAATGAAGCTAAAGCCAGGGGATTTTCAGTCGGACTTCATTCTGGCCTCAGAACTTTCGAGGAACAGGACAAACTGTATGAACTCGGCAGAACCATTGTCAATCCAGATGGCAGAACGGAAGCGAATCCAAGAGGAAATGTAATTACCAAAACCATTGGCGGATTTAGTTGGCATAACTATGGGCTTGCGGCAGACATTGTTTTTAAGGATTCCTCCGGCAACTGGACATGGAATAAGACCCATGCCCAATGGGATGATCTGGGCAGGATCGGAGAAATGTTTGATCTTGATTGGGGTGGACGTTGGTCCCGGTTTCCTGATTATCCGCATTTCCAGATTTTGGGAAGGCTTAAACAGATTAGCATTTCAGCGGCCAGAAAAATGGCTTTGGAGAAAGGTATCGAGGAACTTTGGAAAATGGTATGACTGTTCAAGACTTCTTCTGGATTCTCGCCACCGTAGCCTTCGGAATTTTGACTCTGCCATCCCAGAATTTGTGGCAGACTTTCTGGTGGTGGTAGTGGATTGAGTGAAATGGAGGCTAAACAATATGAAACTAAGTGGAAGTTGGCGGACAACTTTGGGAGGCGCTGCTGTTATCCTGGCGACGATTGCAAATGCGATTAGGGCTGTAACGGACAACGATCCTGCGACGAACCTGAATTTTGAAGTCCTTATCGCTGGCATCTCCGCTGGCCTGGCCATGATTGCGGCCAGAGATAATAAGGTATCCTCAGAAGAAGCCGGGGCAAAATAGAACTTAGTTTCTATACATTCTCACTGATCTGGAACTTAGCCGGCACTAAAGCTCCCTTTGCGCTGGTTGAATGTACGGCGGCAATATTCGGCAATTAAAAGCGAGTCGGCCATTGCATGTGTGATTTTAATTTTAGGAAAAAGCCTTTGTGCAGCCGCCTTGCTGACGTTCTTATCCCCGCGCGTGAGGCATCCCATGGCCTTCTGCCATTTTTCCGGCTGGACAAACTCATGCGGGATACCGCTAGCCGTCAAGATGCCGCGCAGGAAACCGTAGAAGTTGCCGAACGTGAACATGCCAGTCACGCCTGCGCCTGGGAAGGCATGGACGCGCTCGACCATCGCATAACCTTCCTGCCGTGCGGCCATCCACCTCTCAAACAGATCTGTCCATAAGTCGCGTTCCGTGACCTTGCCGAACGGGATGGCGGCGACATATTTGCCATCTCCATCGAGCCACGCAATCGCGCCGGACCTGCCTGGATCGACGCCGATAAAAATTATGGCGCGTGCCTCATAGCGACGTCTCTGAAATGAACGATCCGCAAGCTATATAGGACATCAGAGACTTGCGTTCGGCTTCGCTCATGCGGCCGTAGGCTTCCAAAAAACAGCCGGCAACGAATGAGGCGTCAACGTGTTTCTGATTTAACAGAAACGCGGTGGTAATAACTAATGCGCTCGGTTTCATTTTCAGTTTCCTCCTTTCTTCTATCAGTCTACGATAAGCGTGTCGTCGCTTGCCGTTGCAACAGGAACATCGTCTTGGACCGGTTTGGAAACCGAAGCGACGAACTGTCTGATTGCTTCGATGTTATCAAGCACAAGCTGCGCCTTTGTCAGACCAAGGGTCACTGGGAAAAATTTAGATTTTCCCTTTGTGCCGGTGATCATGATTACCGGATAAACCTTCCCGTTTTGCGCCTTAAATGAACTTATTTCGGTCGGCATGTTTATGATTCTCCTATTTTAGTTTTTTCTGAATCTGCCCGGCTGGCTGCATGTGGCAAAATGCGATGTGAATCTCCATCACCGTCCGCGCCGGCAAGTCTACCGGCATCTTCCTGCCGGTCCGTAAAGTCATCTGAATTTTTCCTCCAAAAATATGCGAAGGCACCACTCGGAGATGCGGCTCACGATGGCCTCGCCGGTCTCGCCGAACTTCTCCTTGATCTCGACTGGCTGCGTGTCCGTCGTTATGACTGTATGGCGATCATGGGCGTATCGCGCGTCGATGACCTCAAAGAGCTTCTCCATGCGGTGTTTGGTCGGATTCGGCCTCGTGAAGTCGTCGAGGCAAAGCGAGGCGGTCTCCTTGAAGTCCCATATCCGGTTGTTGTCGTCTTGGATGATGTCAAGCATGGCGATTGTGCTGATGAAGTGCCCGCCGGTTTTTTTCATTACCTGCGCCCCTAGACAACTTTTGCCGGTCCCGATCTCGCCATAAATGACGGTCGATCGTTTGGCGGCCTCGGCGTGCCTGTCCGGAAGGTCGTACCAAAAGAACCTCGCGGGAATGCCCTGCCTGGTCCAGCGTCGGCGCTCGTCCTGCGCGATTGCTGCCTCTATAACTGGACGGCGTTCCTTCGCATCCGCAACGTCACATGGTTCGCAATAGATCGCATAGTATGGCCTCTCGGTCATTTCTCCGCAGCGTGAGCACTGCTTTATGACTAGCTCAGTGTATTTCTGGAAATCCATTCACTTTTTACCAGGTCTGGAATATGACACATCCCTATTGTCTCCAAGAGCCATACCAGTGTATTTATTCACCAGTCCCACCCGCCTTTTTTTGAGCCAGTCTCCGCCGCTTCCATAAACCCATGCATGTGGTTCATAACAGCACCGTTCAAACTCCAATCAAGGGCGCGCTTCTCCAATTTATTCTTGACTTTTCGAATGATTTCTTTCGCTTTTTCCACCGATTTGGCGGCTGTTAGCAGGGCGACCGCGCTCTTGCAGTTCTGCCGTACGAAACCAGGGGGCATGTTCCCGTCTTGAATGCCCTTTAGGCGCGCATATTCGGCTATAACCTCAAGCATATCCGTCCTCTTTGACGGTTTTGCCTTGGACGGCTCGGGTCCCGCTGGCTTGGCTGCACCGAGCGAAAAATCGAGCTGCTCGGCGAATGACTTGACATGGGTTGCGAATTCCTTGAAAGGCTTGGACATCACTACCATGGGCTCGCCCAAGTCTTCGTTTACCCGGACAAGCTGGCAATCTGCCAGCCGATTCGCCATCCTGTTAGCCTCAATCGGATCCTCCGACAACTTGCTGACATTGCAAATCCCGAACCTCGACTCTGCCATGACCTTGACGGCGGCATGAATCTGCGCCGGCTTGAGGCTGGCCAGGAAGTTGAGCAATTCTCAACCCCCTCTCCCATCCTCGTACCCGTACCCGCTCCCGCTCCCGCTCTCGTACCCGCTCCCATCCCCATACCCGCTCCCGTCCTCGTCCCTGTAGATGGTCGTTATTTTTTCCATACAGGCACGCTCTCTATGGATTTGCGAGCAATGTCAGTCACATCCAATATTTCAATTGCTTCCAGAAGAAGGATATGATCTACAATCTGTGGGAACTTACAATTCTCAGGGTTTTTTGTCCCTTCCATAGCCATTTATGAAAGCGATGCGGCTCCATACCAGTACCACAAACGCCTGGCATTATTCAAGTCAACTTCTTTCCCGTTTCTTGATTTAAGCTCGCCGGCAAAAACTCCTGCGGAATGAGTTCGGACAATTACATATTTTTGCTCTTCCATTTTACTTACCTCCCTTTGCTATTATTTATGAACGCACTCCATCCCGGACGGTGAATGTGACGCCAGGGATTTTAGCGGTTCCCTTTGTCGCCGTTGCCATCTTTTTCAGGTATGTCAAGTTCGGCTCAATGGCCTCCATCGGCGCGTCCCCATCAAGACACGCCTGGGCAAGGCGCGGGAGATCAATCACTTCACTTACCCCATAATATTTCACGAATGAAACCCCCGCCACGGGGGCGGCTTTGGGAATCAGAACTGGGGCGGGCGGAGGCACAGGCTGAGCAAGGATAGCCTCCGCACGGTCATGGTCGCCGCTTTTGGCCGCTTCCTCCGCCATCGCGATCTGGTCGTCCTCCTGCTGTTTCTTGGCCTCGGCCAGGAGCCTCTCTTCCTCAAGTCGCCGCAAACGCTCTTGCTCCCTCATCCAGGCCGCCATGGGGGCGTCCAGGATGTCCATAGCCTGATCGAAAGGCGCTATGGCATCATCCAGCAGCTTGATCGCTTCTTTCCATGCTTTTGTGGTCGAATCCCGCAAGGGCTTGCACTTGAGAATGGCCTCCTTTTTGAATCCGTTGACCAGCTTTCTGAACTCTGCCGCCTCGCGGAATTGGGCATCGTCGGTGATGCGGGCAAGCTCAGTCGCCTTCGACACGGCGTCATAGGCTTTCTGTTGTACAGCTTCAACCAAGTCTTTGGTGACTTCTTCGTTCATTTATTTTTTCCTCCCTTTTAGTCCGAACTGTCCGTAAAAACAACTTCTTGATTTTCTCGTCGTTATGGTAAGCGATCATAACGTCGATCCTCCGCCTGTAAAATCAGGCAATGGATCACCTTCAAGACAAACAAAAAGATGGAGAACACGGGAATTGAGATTCACATATTCGCTCCTGGGCGGTAACACCATCACGGCCTTGCTCTCTACCCCCAGGAAAAGCTCCTTACACTTCTGCAATTCCTCCCAAGTAGGGACTCGGTTGGCACATGACATAGAAAGATGCCGCCATCTCTTACCATCGGATTTAATTTCGTCGTCCACAATGACGATCTGTCCTTCATTATAGTTGACGAATTTCCGGCCGTCGCCCCAATCCTCTATAACCCATTGAGGCGGTAAGAACATCGGAATCCGATAGGTTAAAATATCGCTCATACATACTCTCCTTTTATTTCGTTGTTCATTTTCCAGTTATAAATCACAACAGCTGATAAAAAAACGGGTCCGTCGTTTGGGTCTGAAAATTGCGTTACCCTATGGGTTCCGTCCTGGTTCAATTGGAGTCCGAGGCGCACAAACTTTTGCCAGGGAATATCGTATTTGTAGCCGACGGCCAGAGCATGGGCTGCCGTTTGGAGTGTTGCCCATACCGGCATAGGATAGGTCTTAAATTCGAGAATGGCATGTTTACCTTCCCACGCGCCGTAACTGTCCGGAATTGTGCCGAACATATAAATCGGATGGTGCACCGGCACTTCGTTTTCATTCGGGAGATACCGTCCTTCTCCAAGGAACCGGCCGTAGGCGTCTATGTAGCCCTTGATGGACGGGTCAACACTTGCCCAGTCCAGGCACTTCTCGGCCAGATATTTGCAGCCCAAGTGGACGGCCTGGCCGCGGATTAAGTCGCGTTCGGCCGCCCACCTGACGTCGATTATTCCCAATCCCTTAAGCACTTCGGTCGCGCCGGGCAGACGACGGTCTCCGAGCCAATACTTGTGCTCGACCTCGTCGAACCTGAATTTTAAGGTTCCCATTGTCGTCCCAGGCAATTCCAAGCGCATTAGAACTCGATCAGGTTCCCGTTCTTGTCCACGACCGGCGCGGATTCCTGTTGCGGGACCGCTTCCAGTTTCTTCGGCATGGCGACGGAAGATACGGCTTCGGTTTCTCCTGGAGTGGGTATCTCGCTTTCGTCGGCTAGCATGCCCAAATCCTGTGGCAACCCCAATTCGGTGCGCTCATCCAGTGTGACAGCCTTTTGCGTCTCGATCGTAACAGGAAGGACTTTGATCAATCGGCGGATAACGGTCTTCTTCCCCATTTCCTCATAGTCGTTCAGCCACGGTCCCACGATTTTGCCCTCTTTGTCTTTGCTCGGAGAGCGGAACATGATCTTATCCACTTCGTATTTCTGCATGACGTCGAACTGCCCTGTCCCATCTCTCATTCTGGCAATAGCATAAAAAGCTATCGGAGCACCGGCATCAACCGTGCTTGGGAATGGGACATGCTTTATCATTGCGTTGGTTCCAAATTCAAACAGGAATGTGTCCTTGTCGTGAACAACGCGTGCCTCGATTCCGGCCATCTCTTTTGACCGGCGGACAAGAGCGATCAGTCCTTTGTAACCGGCAATGAACTGCACTTCGCGTCGACCTTTCCTATTGTTCCAGAACGGAACTAGATATGCATGTCCTAGAGTCCCATCCAATTCAAGCCCCAGCTGTGCGGCCTGAATGATCGCGCCGACAAGTGTGATCGGCTCGCAATCCAAAAGTGTGGGATTTCTCTGAATCGAAGTCATGGCGACGCGCAAGAAGCGAGGCATGTCCATGAACTTGGGAAGCGCAGCCTTGATCTGGGCTTTGCTTTTGTCGAGCATCTCCCGGACCGTGCTGATTTTATTTGGTGGCCTTGTTGCGACCGCCGTCTTTTGCTTCTGTTTTTCTGTCATTGGATCTCCTCCTTCTGAGAGTCGCTCAATCGCGGTATTTCTCTTTTACTAAACCTCTAAAATGTACGCATGCCTCCTCAAATCTAATTTTGTCGCCATGACGAGCGGCAAAAACCTCATCTCCGCTATTGGCTGTATAAGCTGCATAATCGCCGCGATCTCCTTCAACTAAAACGGTAATTGTGCAAATATCTTGATTAGTGTAAGATGATGGATAGTACCGTTTGTTTATGCCCAAGATTTCCGGCATTTCTTCAGCCATCATTGGTTCTCCTACCGTGTCAATGTCTCTCTGCGTCACTCCATCAGGCAAGTTTGGGTCGCTCATATTCTATCTCCTTTATTTCAATCTTTTCTTCATTTGCGTGATCTAGTCTAGCTATTTGCCGCCTCCATCCATATTTCGCAGGCGGTGACGAAAACTTTTTCTCTCAGCGCCTCCGCCGTCACCTCTGC